TTTGCAGGTGGTGACGATATTGTTGATGGTGACTCTCTTGCTGTTGCTGCAGGTACATACCTAACAGCAGGTAGTAACGGTCAAACAAATATTGTTAGCACAGGTGCAGCAAATCTAATCGGTGAGACTATTCCTGCCGATGCTAATACTGCTCCTGTTACTGTTACTGCAGCAGATACTATTGATGTAACTATTGCCGGAGCTGCTGCAGCTACTGGTAGGTTAAGAGTATTTGCAGTTATCGCTGACATTTCAGCAGCTCATCGTGAAGCTGCAGTTGCGTCTAGAGATAACGTATAATAAATAATACTAGGAGGGTGGGGAAACTTGCCCTCTTAGTTTATCTAATTATAAGGATGCATTATGGCAACAACATTTTTAACTCTTACAAATGAACTACTACGTAGACTTAATGAAGTTACTCTTACAGCAGATACTTTTGCAGGAGCTAAAAATGTTCAAGCTATAGCAAAAGATTCTATTAATAGTTCAATAAGAGAAATACTACAAGATGGACATGAGTTTCCATTCTTAAAAACAACAAACTCCCAAACACTAACGGCAGGTACAGGAACTTATGATTTTCCTGCAGACATGTCTTCAGTGGATTGGGATACTTTTTATTTAAAGACTCTTACTTCTGAATCTAATACGGCTAAAGCATTACCTACTATTTCTTTTGAAAGTTACACAAGAAATTATAGAACAATAGAAGATGCTTCAGGCACAGGTGGTAGAGCTGCTCCTAATCTTATTTATCAAACAGCAGAAGAAAAGTTTGGAGTTACCCCTATTCCTAATGCAGCATACGTTATAGAATACGTATACTACAAATTTCCAACTCCTTTAGGAACAAATGCAGTTACAGGTGTTCCTACAGATGGAACAGACAGTACATATGATGTGCCAGTTATTCCTGAAAGATTTAATTATATTATTGTAGATGGTGCAATGATTTATATGATGCGATTTAGATCAAATGAACAAAGCGCACAGATACATCAACAAAAATTTGTACAAGGTATGAAAGCTATGCGTAGATTATTACTAGATGATAAGCTTTACGTAGAGTCAACAATGATACAAAGACCTAAATTTTCATCACACATGTTGAGTTTAAGTTCATAAATGGCAGACAATATAGAAACATTTAAAGCTATCTGTAGAGGTGGTTTGAATACAACAGGTGATGTTTTATCACAAGGAGAGGAAACTCCGGGAAGTGCTACAAAGCTATTAAACTATGAACCTGACCTACAGGGTGGTTATAGAAGAATTAGTGGTTTTACAAATACTTATGGCACAGTAACAGGAACTGGTTCTGTTCTGGGTGTTTGTGTAGCTGATGGAATACACAATGGTATTTTAGCTGCAAGAACACCTTCTTCAGGTAATAACTATCTACATTATTGGACAGGTTCTGCTTGGACTGCTATTACTACTTCAGGTTCTCCAACAATGTCTGGTGTAGCTAAAGTAAGATTCACTAGGTTAAACTTTGGAACTCCTAAGATTGTATTAACAGATGGTATTAATCCTGCAGCTTTGTATGATGCAAGTAATGGTTATGTTCAAATAACGGATTCTAATGCACCTACTGACCCTACTATATCAGAAATATATCAGAACCATTTATTTTTGGCAGGTGATCCTGCAAAGAAAGATCAACTATTCTTTAGTGCGCCTCTTGCCGAGACTGATTTTACTCCTGCTAATGGTGCAGGTAATATTAATGTAGGTTTTGATATTGTCGCTATTAAAGTTTTTCGTAATATTCTTTATATATTCGGCACTAATAATATTAAAAGACTTGTTGGTAATAATAGAACTGATTTTAATTTAGAGAATGTTACAAATAACTTAGGTTGTCTAGCAACAGATAGTGTGTTAGAAATTGGTGGTGACTTAATCTTTTTAGCTCCAGATGGTATTAGACCTATTGGTGGTACTGCAAAGATTGGTGACGTTAATCTTGAAACTGTTTCAAAGAAAATACATAAGACAGTACAAAATACAATAGATACAGAAACACTTACAGGTTTATCTGCAGTCCTTATTAGGTCTAAATCACAGTTTAGGTATATGTTTTCTGGAACAAGTTCTACAGGTATATTAGGCGCACTAAGAGAAAATCCTCAAGGTGGTGGATTTAGTTTTGAGTTTTCAACATTGTTTGGTTTTTCTGTTACATGTGCAGATAGTGGATATGTAGGAACATCGGAGGTAGTTTTACATGGAGACTCTACAGGTAAAGTTTATGCACAGGAATCAGGAACATCTTTTGCAGGATCTAATATATTAAGTATCTATCAGACACCTTATTTATATTTTGGTAATCCTAGAATAAGAAAAACTTTTTATGATGTATCTACTTATTTAAGATCAGAAGGGGTAAGCTCTTTATCACTAGGTATTGTTTATGACTTTGATGATACTAGTGTTTTAACACCATCAAACGTAACAATAGCAAATACAAGTCCTGCAGCTGTTTATGGTTCAGCAATTTTTGATACAACACAAATTTACGATGGTAATCCTGCACCAGTAGAAACTTCAACATTTACAGGATCAGGTAAATCAATATCCTTTAGATTTGTTGCAGAAGATACAAATGCAGCACACAGCATTCAAGGATTTACAATAACTTATGGATTAGGAGACGTAAGGTAATGGGAACAGGTTATACAAGAACAAACACAGCTGATATTCAAGCAGATGAAGTTGTTAAATCAGCACCGATAAATGCTGAACTTAATGCTGTTGTAAATGCTTTTGCAGCTTCTACAGGTCATAGTCACGATGGAACATCTGCAGAAGGTGGACCTATTACTAAGTTATTAGGTATGAGTATTACAATAGGTGATGCTACTGCAGGTACAGATATTACTATTACATTTGATGGAGAAACAAATGATGGTGTACTAAAGTGGATGGAGGATGAAGATTACTTTCAGTTTGATGATGATATTATTATAAGCACAAATGAAAAGCTTTACTTTAGAGATACTGGAATTTATATTCATTCTAATGCTGATGGTGACTTAGATATTATTTCTGATGGTACAGCTGCTGATTCTATTTTCTTAGACTCTGCAGGAGGTATTACTTTAGATGCTGATACAGCAAGTTCAGGTATAACTTATGCAGATAATGGAACAGCATTACTACAAATTTTTAATTCTTCTAGTGATGTTGTTTTTAAATCTAAAGTAGACTCTAAAGATGTCGTATTTCAACAGTATGATGGCAATGAAGTTATGCGCATTGCTGATAACAGAAAGGTTTACTTTTTTGATGAAGGTGGAGAGCATATATCTTCTGATGGTACTGACTTTACATTTGCTTCTGGCAATGATATTAATTTAACTGCTACTACTGATATTAATATTCCTTCTAATGTAGGTTTAACATTTGGTAATGATGCAGAAAAAATAGAAGGTGATGGAACTGACTTAACTATTAGTGGTAATAATATTAATCTTACTGCTGTAGCTGATGTTGTTATACCTGCAAATGTTGGAATAACTTTTGGCAGTGGAGAAAAGATTGAAGGAAATAATACTGACTTAACTATTACATCAGGAGCAAAGATAAATTTAACTTCTGGTTCAACAGTTGATGTCACAGGTAATGTAGAGGTTAGTGGTACTTACACAGGTGGTGGTCTTATGACTACGGGTGGCAATGTTGTTATCCCTGATGCAGGTAACATAGGCTCTGCAAGTGATACGGATGCAATAGCTATTTCTAGTGCAGGTGTTGTAACATTATCAGCAACTACAGAAGCTAGTGCTATAGGTACTGCTGCTCTTGTTGTTTCAGGTGGTGTTGGTATAGCTAAAGATGTTTGGATAGGAGATGATTTAAACTTAGATAGTGATGCAGCATTATTAACTTTTGGTGCAGATCAAGATGTAAGCTTGACACATGTTGCAGATACTGGTATACTACTGAATAGTACTAGACAGCTACAGTTTGGCGATAGTGGTACTTATATTCATCAAAGTGCAGATGGTGTATTAGACTTAGTATCTGATACAGAAATAGAAATTAATGCTACTACTGCAGACGTTAATGCTAATTTAGATGTAAGTGGTACATATACTGGTGGTGGTTTAATGACCACAGGGGGAAACATAGTTATACCTGATGCCGGTTTTATTGGTTCTGCTTCAGATACCGATGCTTTACAGATTGAAGCAGATGGTGATATTGTAATGTCTCAAGACTTAGCTGTTTCTGGTAACATAACAATAACTGGAAACTTAACAGTTAATGGAGCTACAACTACTGTTGATACTACAAATACAACTATCAAAGATAATTTGATGGAATTAAATAGTGGAGCTTCTAGTAACTCTAATGATGTGGGTATTATTATCCAACGTGGATCTACTGGTAATGATGCTTTAATTATGTGGGATGAGTCTGAAGATAAGTGGACTCTAGGTACTACTACTGCATCAGCAGGAGACACAGGAAATCTTAACATAACTGCAGGAACACTTGTAGCTGATCTTGAGGGTTCAGTAACAACTGCTGCACAATCAAATATTACAAGCTTAGGAACTTTAACTGCTCTTACTGTTGATGATGTTGCCATAGATGGTAAAGTAATTACTATGACAGGCTCTACTAGTGATACAGCAACTATGACAGTAGGCACAAATGGTACGTTAGCAATTACTACAACTGATGATGCTGCAGCTGCAGCTAATATTACAATTACAGCAGATGGTACATTTGAAGCTGTAGGTACAACAGTAACATTAGATTCTAGTGGTGGTATTAACTTAGAAACAGATGCTTTATCTGTAGGTAATGGTGGAGACACAGATGTTGTACTAACATTTAATGCTAATAGCTCTGACGGTGTTATTACTTGGATGGAAGACGAAGACTACTTTCAGTTTTCAGATAACATCTTAATGAGTAGTACACAGAAGATTCAGTTTGGTGATACAGCATCTTTTATTCATCAATCTGCTGATGGTACTTTAACTATCGATGGTGAGGCTATTATTGATCTTAATGCTTCAACTAGGGTAGATGTATCAGGAGATATAAAAGTTGGTGGTGAAGTACAAACTGCAAAGATAGCATTTACAGATGGAGATGATGCTATTACTATTGCTGATGGTGGAGGTATTACAGCTAATACAAGTTTAACTCTTGCTTCTGGTTCTAGTGTTACAGCCATTAAAGATGAAGATAATATGAGTAGTGACTCAGCTACTTCTCTTGCTACACAACAATCTATTAAAGCTTATGTAGACTCAGTATCAGCAGCTGCTAATAATGTAACAGGACTTAATGCTACAGGTGCAGAGTTAAATACAGTAGCTGACTTTTCAGCTGTAAGTGTAGATACAAGTACAGCTATAGCTAATAACGATGCAATATTAATGTTTGATAATGGCAATAATATTGGTTATCGTGATGTAGATTTACTTGTTACTTATATGGAATCTACAATAGATACTTTGTCAAGTCTTACTACAACAGGTGCATTAAATAGTGGTAGTATTACTACAGGCTTTGGCAACATTGATAATGGTTCATCTACAATTACTACAACAGGTGCAATTACAGGTGGTTCTTTAGTTGCAGACAACATCACTATTGATGGCACAGAGATTGATTTGTCCAGTGGTGACTTAACCATTGATGTTGCAGGAGATATAAGTCTGGATGCTGATGGTGGTGATATTAGATTTAAAGATGGTGGGGTTGAGTTTGGAACAATTTATAACACATCTGAAAATCTTGGTATAGCTAGTATAAACGATAATAAAGATATAATTTTTCAAGGCTTTGATGAT